TTAGCTGAAGATAATGCTAAAAGTGTAGAAAATGCTATACTTGACAAACTAGGAGATAAAAGTATAAAATGGGAAGATCTTGGAGTTAGTTATGACGACAAGAAAAACAGAATAACTTTTGAAGAGGTTATAAATGATACAAGACCTATACAAACAAAAAAGGTCCTTGGAGTTGAAGTGGGAACAGGAGCATCTATCTAATGGTAGATATACTCTTGAAATGGTCAGAATTGATGACAAAGTTAAAGAAGTCATTACAAAGATCAAACTGGAAGAAGCAGTTATTGCCCACAAGCAGAACACAATTGAAGGTGCTGCTCCACAAGTTTCAGTAGCTACTTAATAAAAAGCTATATCGTTGGAAAAATCCAATCCACACTACAGGCTCTCTTGCACTCTACTCAAAACTAATGTATAAAAAACACACTATACATTAAATTGAATATCGACGCGTATAGTCGACGGCCTAGAGACGATATTCAAATAACTAGGAGGATAATAATATGGCAAATACTACGTTTTCAGGACCGGTCATTTCTAAAAATGGTTTTATAGGTACTGGACCAGGATCAACTGTTGCATTAACAGCTAATACTACATTAACTGTAAATGATCACGCAGGAAGAATCTTATTAACACAAGACGCGGATGGTATTTTTACTTTACCATCAATTAACACAAATGCTAATGGAGCTACAGCAGGCACTACAGACTACAACAATTTAAATAACATTGGTGCAAGTTTTACTTTTTATGTAGACACTACTGCAACGGATGTTCAAATCGTAACTGATGGAACTGATAAGTTTACAGGTGCGGCTATGATCGCTGTAGATGATGGAGCTAAAAAAGCTTTCTTTCCAGGAGCATCAAATGATGTACTTTCTATGAATGGTACTACAAAAGGTGGAATTATTGGATCTATAGTTACAGTTACTGCTATTGAAGCAGCTAACTACTTAGTTCATAACTCACTATTGTTAGGATCAGGAACTATTGTTACACCATTTAGCGATACGTAATAAATAATTAGTGTGGGGCTTCGGCCCCACATAAATTTTAAGGAGATTAAATATGGCAAGTAATGGAGATATACAAGCAACAAGATCAACCGCAGCAGCAGGTGCTACAGCAATAATTGAACCACCTATTAGATTAAGAGGTATTATAATTTCTTCCGATGGTGTTGGTGCAGGTGTGTTAGAACTTACAACAACTTCAAATACTGGAACTACAATATTTATTGGTGACGTTCCTTCAGGAGATGTAATTAATTTTTCATTTCCCGAAGAGGGAATTTTATTTCCAAAAGGAATTTTTTGTAAAACTAAAACTAATATTGCAGCTTACACATTATTGACGGACAAATATTCAGGACCAGGTTTAACAGCGGGGTAATTAAATGGCCAATACCACTTCTGGCACTACAACGTTTGACAAAACGTTTTCGATCGATGAGATAATTGAAGAAGCTTATAACAGGCTTGGTCAATTTGACATGAGCGGTTATAATTTAAAAACCGCTCGAAGATCGTTAAACATAATGTTTCAAGAATGGGGAAATAGAGGTCTTCATTTTTGGGAAGTAGCAAATACTAATATTTCTTTAGTAAATGGTCAAAACGAGTATAAAATTTTTAGAGCAACATCTGACGGTAATTCTAATGGAGTAACTTCTACGTTAACTGCTGCTATTTCTTCTACCACAGCAACTACAGGAATTACATTGGCTTCTATAACTAATATGCCTACTACAGGCACTATTAATGTAGGGTCTGAAAATATTTCATACACTGGATTTAATGATTTAGAGCTCACTGGAGTAACACGTGGAGTTAATGGAACTACTGCAGCTACTCATTCAAACGGAGATGCAGTTACTAATTTTGTAAACCAAGCTACAGAAATTTTAGAATGTTCTTACAGAAACAACTCTAATGTTGATTCACCTTTAGAAAAAATAAATAGATCTCAATACCAAGCATTATCTAACAAAACTGCAACAGGACAACCCTCACAATATTTTGTTCAAAGATTTGTTGATCATATTTTAATAACTATTTATTTAACTCCTGGTGCTAGTCAAAACGGAGATGTAATAAATTTTTATTATGAAAAAAGAATTCAAGATGCAGGGGCCTACACTAACGCAACAGATGTACCTTATAGATTTGTACCTTGCATGGTTGCAGGTTTGACTTATTATTTATCTATGAAATATGCACAACCAAGAATACAAGAAACAAAATTAATTTATGAGGATGAATTAACTAGAGCTCTAGAAGAAGATGGTTCTTCTGCTAGTGTTTACATTTCACCTCGAACCTACTATCCGAGTATATAACTATGGGAAATTTATCAAAAGGCAGATACGCATTATTTATTTCAGATCGATCAGGTCTAGCATATCCATATAGAGAAATGGTTAAAGAATGGAATGGTGCAAGAGTTCATACTTCTGAATACGAACCAAAGCAGCCGCAACTAGAACCTAAACCCTACACTGCCGATCCTCAAGGATTACCTCATCCAAGACCAGCAAGAACAGAATTTCCAACAACAGATTTTTTACCAAAAAATCCATTTACTATGACTAACTCTTCAACTCAAGTATCTGTAGATTTTCCCTTTAGTGGTTATCAGACTGGAGACTTTATTAGATTCTATGATGTAAAAAATCCTGTAGGTGGAGTTGCAATTTCTAATTTACAATTACAAACTACTTTAAATGGTAACATTACTGCAACAGCTACTTCAATTACTTTAACAGACTCATCTGCTTTTCCTAGTCAAGGATACATTGCAATTGAAAAAATAAATGCAACATCTGGATTATATGAAACTGAAACTATTTACTACAATGGTAATTCAGCAAATGTTTTATCGAATTGTGTTCGAGGAACAGCTGCTCCTTTCAGAGGACAGACTCCCAAAAACACACCCGCAGGTGAACACTCAAGTGGAGCAAAAGTTTACGGTGCTTACGCAGTAACGATGGTTCCAACAGTAGTAATACAAGCGGGACAACCTTCAACTGTTACAGAATTTAACAGTTTTACTTTTAATTTAATTAGTGCTGCAAGTAGCACAGAAACGGGAGGCGGGTTCCAATGTTTAGCTGGACCTGTTAATGATAGAGCATGACATACACAGAACTATTACAAAAAATTAAAGATTACACAGAAGTTGATTCAAATGTTTTTACCTCAACTATTTTAGATGGATTTATTGAAGACGCAGAGTACAGAATTTTTAGAGAAGTAGATTCCGATAACAATAGAAGATATGATACAGCTAATTTAATTACTTCAGATAGATTTATTGGTAGACCAGCAGGTTTATTAATTGTAAGATCTGCACAAATTGTAGATTCTGACGGAAGTTCTCAACCAAATAATAGAGATTTTTTGCAGTATAGAGATACTAGTTTTATGTCAGAATTTAATCCTACGGAAGTAACAGGAGTTCCAAAATATTACAGCTTATGGGACGAACAAAACATCGTAGTAGCGCCCACTCCTGATGCTACTTACACAATTCAATTAAATTATATCTTGAAAGAGCCTGGTTTATCTAGTACAAATGCAACTACATACATAAGTCAAAATTTTCCCAATGGTTTATTGTATGCCTGCCTAGTGGAAGCTTACGGCTTTTTAAAAGGGCCCGTTGACATGCTCCAGTTATATGATAAAAAATACACTGAAGCCGTCAAAGGATTCTCAATAGAACAAATGGGAAGACGAAGACGAGATGAATATCAAGCAGGTGTTCCTCGAATAGGAAAACAATAAGGAGATATACTATGGCTATAACACAAGCGATTGCAAATGCGTTTAAAAAACAATTACTAGAAGGTGATGCAAGTTTTAAATCATCTGGTGGTGATGTTTTTAAACTAGCTCTTTACACTTCTTCAGCAACTCTAAACTCAGCGACTACTTCCTTTACTACAACTCAAGAAGTTAGTAATACAGGTACTTATGCGTCTGGTGGAGATAAACTAACCGGTCAGAATACTTCAATTGCTTCAGGTGTTGCAATTGTTGATTTTGCAGATTTATCATTTACAGGTGTAACGTTGACTGCTAGAGGAGCTTTAATCTACAACACATCTTCTGCAGTTACTAATGCAGCGGTTGCAGTTTTAGATTTTGGAGGAAATAAAACAGCTACATCGGGAACTTTCACAATTCAGTTTCCAGCATTTACTACAGCAGCAGCTATATTAAGAATCTCTGGTTAATAAGGAGTTTTAAATGGCGTTAGTCGTAAACGATAGAGTTAAAGAAACTTCTACCACTACTGGTACAGGTACACTTTCTCTTGCAGGAGCAGTAACAGGTTTCGAAACATTTGTAGCAGGTATTGGTAATTCTAATACAACGTATTATACTATTGTAAATGAAGATGGTGCGTTTGAAGTTGGTATTGGTACGGTTACTGATGCTGGAACTGATACTTTATCTAGAAGCACTATTTTATCATCATCTAACAGTGACGCCGCAGTAAACTTTGCTGCAGGTACTAAAGATGTTTTCTGTACCCTCCCTGCATCTAAAGCAGTTATACTAGATTCAAGTGGAAACATTGTAGCAAACAATGGATCTAACTTAACAAATTTAAATGCAAGTAATTTAGCTTCAGGTACAGTTCCTGACGCAAGATTTCCTGCAACTTTACCGGCTGTAAACGGTTCAGCTTTAACAAATTTAAATGCAAGTAATTTAGCTTCAGGCACAGTACCTGACGCAAGATTCCCTGCTACACTTCCAGCAGCTAATGGATCAGCTTTAACTAATTTAGACGCAGATGACTTAGCTTCAGGTACAGTGCCTGATGCAAGATTCCCAGCAACCTTACCAGCATTAAATGGTTCTGCTTTAACATCATTAAATGCAAGTAATCTTGCAAGTGGTACTGTTGCAAACGCAAGATTAGATGCTCAATTACAAGACGTTGCTGGACTAGCAACAACAGCAGGAAAAATTATTCAAGGTGATGGATCTAATTTTGCTCTTTCAGCTTACACACTTCCAACCTCAGACGGATCTGCAGACCAAGTTTTAACAACAGATGGATCAGGAGCAGTGACGTTTGCAACACCAACTACTGGAGACATCACTTCAGTTGTAGCTGGAGACGGTTTGACAGGTGGAGCTACTAGTGGAGCTGCTACTTTGAACGTTGGAGCAGGTACAGGTATTGATGTTGCAGCAGATGAAGTTGCTGTAGACGTATCTGACTTTATGACTAATGGTTCAAACAATAGAGTTGTAACTGCCACAGGTACTGATGGTATGAATGCAGAAGCTAATATGCAGTTTGATGGATCTACACTAACAGTAACTGGTGATATTGTTCCAGGAGCTAGTGATAGTCATGACCTCGGTGCTTCAGGTAATGTTTGGAGAAACTTATACACTGGAGATTTACATTTATCTAATGAATCTAAATCAGAAGGTAATGCAGTTGATGGCACTAAAGGTAGCTGGACAATTCAAGAGGGTGCAGAAGACCTTTATTTATTTAATAACAAATCTGGTAAAAAATATAAGTTTAAACTAGAGGAAGTTTAATAAATCATGGCGTTCGGGATAACAGCTTTTGCAGAAAGTCCTTTTGCTGCAACTGGATCACAAAGTATTAATGTTGTACCAACAGGTATTAGTTTAACCTTAAATGACGGAACAGCTCAAGCATTCACAGATGTTGTAACTGAAAACTTAACTGGAATAGCAATGTCTGCTAATCTAGGTACAGTTGGTATATTTGCAGGTGTTGAAGTATTCCCAACAGGACAGTCTTTAACTTCTAATTTAGGTTCTATTACTTCTACAGCTGATGCAAATGTATCTGTAACTGGTCAAGCAATGACAACCAATTTAGGAACTGCTCAAGGATTTACTGATCATACAACAGAAGATTTAACCGGTATTGGATTTAATATAAACTTAGGAAGTGTTGTTGCTTTTGCTGATGTAAATGTTTCAGTTACTGGTCAAGCAATGACAATGAATGCAGGTAACGAGGGGGTTGTAATTGACGTAGATGTTGCTGTCACTGGAATTGCAATGAGTACTTCTTTAGGAAGTGTAGGCACAGCTTTAAATACACCTGTAGATGTAACAGGTATAGCAATGACTATGCAAGAAGGTACTGCAACAGCACCAGATTCATTAGCTATATTAACGGGAATTGATATGACAATGACATTAAATACTGTTGAAAATATAGTATGGACAGAAGTTAACACAGGAGGCGCTCCTATAGATCCTCCAGGTTGGCAGGAAGTAGCTTGATTTTTAACAATAAATTGAATAAAATAAAATTTTAAGGAATTTAAAATATGGCAAATGCAACTTCAGCTAGTTTAAAATTAACTGTACAACAAACCGGAGAAAACTCAGGGACTTGGGGACAGTTTACTAATACTAATTTATTAATACTAGAGCAGGCCATTGGTGGATATGCAGCTCAGGCATTAAATGCAACAACAGGTGCAACTTTACTTTTTTCAAATGGAGTTTTATCTAATGGTAAAAATCAAGTTTTAAGATTAACTGGAACTATTACTACTAATGTAAATGTAGTTATTCCAGACTCAATAGAAAAAACATACCTTGTAGAAAATGCAACAACTGGTGCTTTTACCGTAACTTTTAAAACATCTTCTGGAACAGGTGCTACATGGTCTACTACAGATAAAGGATATAAAATTTTATATTCAGACGGAACTAATATAGTAGATATCACAGCTGATTTAGGAGACATTACTGCTGGGAATGTTACTTCAGGGGGTATAACTGCTACAGGAAATATTGTTCCTGGTTCAAATGATGCCTATGACTTAGGTGCTGTAGGTAATGTATGGAGAAATTTGTATACAGGGGATCTACATTTATCTAATCAAGCTAAAAATCAAGGAAACATGGTAGACGGAACTAAAGGTAATTGGACTTTACAAGAAGGAAAACATGATATATTCATGATAAATAATATATCTGGAGAAAAATTTAAAATTAATTTATCTAAGATTAAAGGAGATTCATAATGGGTGTAATATCATGTGGTACTACAATGTTAGACCAAGGGCAATTTTCAAACCTACCTGTAGCAAGTTGGCAAACAGGATCAATTAAAACTTCAGGTTTTACTGCAGCAACTGGTGAAGGATATTTTTGTAACACTACTGGTGGAGCTTTTACTGTAACCCTTCCTAGTTCACCTTCTGCTGGAAATATAGTTGCCATTAAAGATTACGCAAATACATTTGACACAAATGCAATTACTATTGGACGAAACGGATCTAAGATTGGTGGAGAGTCAGATGATGCTACATTAAGTACAGAAGGAATAGCAGTTACATTAATTTATGTAGACGCTACTAAAGGTTGGTTAGTAGTATCTTCAGGTTTACAAAACGAAACACCTGTCCCAGCTTTCGTAGCAGCTACAGGTGGATCAATTGCAACTTCAGGTAATTTTAAAATTCATACATTTACTTCATCAGATACTTTTTGTGTTTCAAGCGCGGGTAACCCAGCCGGATCAAGCACTGTAGATTACATGGTAGTTGCTGCCGGTGCTGGTGGTGGTTCTGGAACTGGATCATCCTCATTAAGGGCAGCAGGTGGAGGCGGAGCTGGAGGATTCAGAGAATCTTCAGGTGCTGCATCTGGTTGTTATACAGCGTCTCCTTTAGGAGCATGTGTTTCAGCTCTACCTGTTACTGTTCAAGGTTATCCAATTACTGTTGGAAGTGGTGGAAGTGGGGGTAACCCCGCACCTGGAGCAGATGGCGGTGATTCATCTTTTTCAACTATTACAGCTACTGGTGGTGGCGGAGGGACTTCTGGTCCTGCTGGTGCACCCGGTAAAGGTGGTAGACCTGGAGGTTCAGGTGGTGGATTAGGAACTCCTGGTCCTGGACAAG